CGGCTGAACTGGTGGTTTGGTTCACTGTGTCGCTGCTGGTCCCTGATTCGGGACTCGAAGGCAGTGGTAGCAAAATAACCGCCGGTTTTGTTATCGTCAATACCGGCGGTTAATTTATTTTGCGTTGAGTTTGGGTATGCTTGAGTTTTACTGTATGAATATACAGTTAACCTGGAGAGCGGTATGGGCAAGCAACAGATGGCGCCAAAGCAGCAGGAGAGGGTGGAACTTACAGGTGTAGAGCGGCTTGGACTGCGGGTCTCAGCGATGGTCAATCACCCGATCGCGCAGACGCAGCGATGGGTAACCGTTCACCGCCTGGATACTGATGGCGAACGCGAGTGGGAAGAGGTGATGTGGGGGCTGTCCGAGACTGACGGGATCGAGATGATCTTTAACGACGATGAGTCGGTGACGCTGAAGTGGGAATTTGTTGTCAGCGAGGACCTTCAGGTCGAGGTGATGGACGCCGAAGAGGCCGCACCTTTTTAAGTCTGCGCAGCGGAGGGGTTGACCGATTGTTGGTCTGAAACGATTATTTGTAATCGCAGCCGCGCCATACCTTACCGACCAAAGCGAGGATCAAGGATGTCAGATTTAGACGATGATTTAGAGGAAGAAGAGGAAGAGGTTGATTCTGAGCAAGATGGGTGGGGCAATGATGAAGACCCCTACACCGAGGATGAGAAGGATCAGGCTGGATCGTCCGAATTCTTCAATTCCTACGATTGATTATTGAAGAAACGAAAAGCCCGGCGACGGGCCGGGCTTCGTATTAAGCGATCCGCAGTAATCGCTCTGCGGCCTCTGAGGCGCTTTGCACCTGAGTTACAAGGACTCTATTCTCGTCGCACGCATCCTCAAGAGTGGCAATAGATCTCTTGAGCGAGTCGATTTGTTTCAAGCTATAGGTAGGATCATCAAAGCTCGGACGGAACACCACAAGCTCAAAATGGTTTCGCGCTAATAAGTGCTGTTTTTCCTTGGCCACGCGCAAATCCAGCATCCGGGCCTTGTTGTGCTCAAGATACGCTGACAGTCCTCTGCCCGGAATCAATCTTCCGGTATTTAGGGCGACTTTCTCGCTCAGGAAAAAAATATTCAGCGGTCTAGATGGCTCTGAGATAACAAATTTCTGAGAGAAGAAGCGATCTAATCGCTCATCCCGACGAACCACCTCGTCATGAAACTGCTTTGGCCAGCGGTCATCGGTTGCGGTGATGATGGTTTCTGCCAGCTCAGTCTCGCCGGAATCGCTGAGATCCAAAGCTGCGAGACTAGCTGTCATTGCCACGGCTTGGCGCAATAGACCGGTCAAGTCTGTAGAGAAGGTCTTCCTGACCATGCCGACGCTAACTCCCGAAACCGGAGGCTTCCATCCTTCGAACTCTCCGCGAGCAGTTATGTGGTTCTTTAGGCTTTCCGCAATGGTGTCGATTAGCCGTGTCAGTCCGCCGGACCTTGAACCAAACATAGCCTCAAGAACGTGAGGGCGTATAGCCGGACAGACCTTCACCTCCCCGCTCTCTCCGACAGCAGCAACAGCAACAGTCAGCTTTTCCCCGGAACCCATCATTGGCTCCAAGTAAATAGACATCCAGGATCCAGCGTAAGCCGGTTCAACGGGCAAGCGACTGATCAGAAGGTCTAGATTAATCATTTGCAAATAGCCTCCCTTGATCAGGATTAACCTTCTCGCTTATCAAATCAGCAAGCTTTAGAAGCCTCGCCCTGACAAATGATATTAGCTGACTTTGGATGACGGAGGTACACGCGTCTCTCGTCGCCGACGAAGCTCGCTCCACCATCAGGTCATCCAGGTTCCCAAGCCAATCATCGGCGTCCTTGATTAACCGCCGCTTCGATAAATCGTCTACCGGGAGCGAATCAAGCAAAATCTTGAAAAGTACATTTGCGTCGGCGGGCAGGAACGGAAGGTCTGGACTCATTCCTTGCGGAAGGCATAGATCGTGGTCAATCAAAGTAAACGTAACGCCATCATAAAGCAGATTCCCCTCATGCCGATCAGGGTTCACCATCAGCTCGTCAAAGCAGGCTGCCGCAATCAATCCAGGCCACTCAAGGAGATAGCTGTGAAGAGAGGTGTCGGAGACCCTAACGAATTTCGCCAAGCTCGGGTGCTGCATGTCGACGCTTCCGAAATGTAGCACCCCAGTTGCGTCGAAAAGAACAAGCGGCTCAGGAATTGGAAGCCCAGCAGCCCTTCCGTAAATTGCGCAGATTAGTTCTACAGCCAGCACGCGAGGGCTGACCTTCTTGGCGATAACAGTTATTTCGCCATCGTCAGTTGAGGCTATTCCTCTGACAGGTGCGTTCACCCCTTCGTCAAGCTCTTGAAAGCCCGGCAAAAGCCTGCCAATTCGTACGGTACTACCATCCATGATTGCCGAGGCCTCTGCCTATATAATTACAAAGCGAAATTGATACGCGGGATGTATGTCTACTCCTCTGGAAAAACCCTTACAAATCCCCTCCGCGCCAGATCACACCGGCTGCCCATTCCACACGTACAGTACGCGAGCAAGGATGTGGGTATCGTCGACCCGGATATCCTCTGGATCGTGATGCTTGTTGTCCGAAATCATCTTGAATCCATCCCTGCCTTTCTTCTGCAGGCGCTTCACGTACAACATTTCGTCGTGGGAAAACAGATAGATGCCGTCCCCCGTGAATTCCCGGATCGTGATATCGACCAGCAGGGGGTCTCGGTCCTTGATCGTCGGGGCCATCGACTGGCCCCAGCCGGTGATCATCTTGAGGTGGAAGTGCTCCTTGAACGTGACACCCATCTCGCGCAGATGCTTGGGGCTGACCCTGATGTCCTGAAGCATTTCGGGATATTCGTGCGGTATCTGCCCGCCGCCCATTGCGGCGCGAACGTCATAGTGTGCGATCCATACCTCGTCACCGACCTGTCCAGGGCGAGAGAAGTCGACGGTGATGACATTGCTCCCAGTGGTAATGGCGCCGTCAGTCTCCTCTGCAACTGCCAAGAGGCGGCTGCGCGCGCTGTCCGAGAGGGCTTTGCCCTGCTTGGCGAGCATTTGCCTGACCATCTCTGCGGCCGACGTGGTCGCCGCTGGATTTTCCGCTCGCTCAACACCTGCGGTCAGCCCATTAATTTCTGCCGCCAAGCGCTTGCTAAACCTCTCGATGGGCACATCGAGCAAGCGTGACAGAACAACCGCGAATTTCGCATTTAGCGGATTGGTGCCGTTCAGGTACATGGCTACGGCGGCAGCAGATATGTCTGCTGCCTCAGCAAGGCTTGCTTGGGTAAGGCCGAGCGCATTCTTTTTCGACACAAAAAGAGCTTTGGCCGCGTCGCACTCAGTTTTTAGCTCTGGGGATAATTCTTTCTTTTTGCTCATCCGTGAAATTTAACCGTTGGTTAAGTTATTTGCGGCAACCGGCGGTATTGCTACAAAGCTAACCGGCGGTTAATATCTGTGCATACAACGCTTGCTGAGGCAGAGAAATGAAAAGAACGCCCTTGCCAGAACTGGTCGAGCGAATTGGTCAGTCCGCAGTCGCCAAAGGTCTTGGTGTTAGCGCACCAGCTATTTCGAAGGCCCTTAAGGCTGCTCGGTGCATTTTGGTGGTTGAGCACGAAGACGGGAGGCTAACCGGTGAAGAGATGCGCCCGTTTCCGTGCCACTTGGCCCCCCAGAAATCTGCCGCCTGACAATCCCGCTCATTGGAAGCACTGCCATGGGCTACGGAAAGAAAGAGCACCTCCATAAACGCCAAGTGAAGGTTCTGCTCAACGACGATGAGTTTCGGCGGCTCGTCGAATTTGCACACAGCATCGGTGAACAACACAGCGCCCTGAGCCGCGTAATTCTCAAGGCGGTGATTGAGGTGGTTGAGGAAACGGGCGAACTGCCTGACTGGATTGCGGAAAAACTTGCCTGACGATCAATGCTCACACCTGGGGACGGGTAATGAACTTTCCAGAACATGCAGTAACCCTGGAGCAGCAGCAGATGGATGTATTTGAGCGGTTGGCAAAGAGCACCGGCACCACAGGCAGCGAACTGCTCAGGGAGGTCCTGATGAAGGTGATCGACTCCCTTGAGCAAGCCCATCGGTCCTGCGACCCGGCCCACGGTTCGTTTGCTTCGACCGTCCCCCCGGTTCGCGCCGGCGGCTTGCCAAACAACGTTTTTCAGTTCCCTACCAAAGGGTGATTTGGGGTCCTTTATTAGGGACCGCTTTGGGTGCGACTGAGGATCGTCGATTCGGGTCCCTATTGAGGGACTGGCGTAGGGCTTGGTCATGGACACGTCCTTGATCAGTTGATGTGAAGATTTTCAACCTGTTGGCATTACGCCACCACTGAAACAAAAACGGGGTTTTACGAATGGATAAGTTCATGCGGGCTTGCCAGAGCGCTGCTCTGGATAACGAGGCGAAGGTTCTGGCGGCAAAGATGGGTGTCCCGCATGTGAGTCTGCTCCAGCGTGCCAACCCAGACAACGATGCTCATCACCTGACGATTGAGCATCTGTTTGGAATTCTGCTGCACACCAGCGATATGCGCCCATTGAAGGCGCTCGCGGAAGAGTTCGGGTTTGACCTGGTAGCGAAGGACAGGCCTCAGCCGGAAGCGCTTACCACCTCGATGATCAATGTCGGCAAAGAGGTCGCGGATCTGACGATCGCCGTCCACGACGCGCTGGCAGACAACTTTGT